GTCGGTCGTCAGATACTCGCTGATAACTTCTGTGTCGACTTCGCAATAGGACCACTTATCTGCGGCCCAGTTATAGATCAGTAGAAAATCGTTGTGGTTCAGCGTGCTGCTGCTTCTAAACGACCAAATCACCATACGGTTACGACGGTCGACAACACCACGCACAAAGCGAACGGAGTTTTCGTCTGCTGTCTCAAAGAACCAGCGGTCTATTTTTTCCGCACCAATTGGTCGGGACGACTGGCCGTTGAATGCGTAGAAGCCATCCTGACCTAAAAAGTAAATCGTCGATCCAGACCAGCACACTGAGTCCGGTGCCGGGGTGCCGCGCCCTTCCTCTACCTCGTTCAATCGGAAGATTGTCGGCGGTCCTGAATACGTCATGGTCCAGATTGAGTTTTCCTGAAACACCACGCCGTATTGACCTGGCACGATGGCCTGAATATCACCGCCATCGCCTTCTAAGTCTCTTGTATCTGACTGTGTTGCAATACTCGGCGTCCACAGTTCGGTGTTGTTGTAGCCCGACCAGTTCAAACGGTTTGGTCGCGCAGCACCGTCGTTAAGGTTGCCGAGCACCAAAAAGTTTCTGATGGTCGCAATACATTCCGCTTTCGGCGGCGTTCCCGGCAAGTCGAGGTAAGTCGTTGACGTTGTGAGGTCGTAAAACTGTGGCGCAATGCCTGGGGCGACAGCAATCAGTCGGTCACCAAATCGCGCCCAGCGCCATGACGCTGCACCCACGTAGCCACCACTCTTGCTGATGTCGCTCCACGTTTTTGTTGCAGACAGTTCTTCTAGTTTTGTCTCGCTGCCTGCATGAACGTGAATGATTCCTGCACTGTCTTTAACGGTCGCTGAACCGACGCAAACGTTATGTAGAGCATTAGAGAATGACTGCAGGCTTTTGAATGAGCCATACGTGCGCACATACGGCAAAACATTCTTGGCAATCGTCGCCCCTGGATTATCCAGCGCCGGTTGATCTGGCAACCACTCACCAAAAACCATTTTGGTCATGGTGTACCCATGCCACCCGTTCTAAATAACGCTGAACCACTGACCCTCGACCAGCGTTCTTCCTGGTTTGTTTGTTCTATGACCTGCGTGAACTTTGCCGCATAACGTTGCTCGTTTTCTGGCTCTAGCGCCCACTCAGACGCCGCTCGCAGCGCGCCATATAAGTAGACGTCGTAATAGGTCGACAACAAAACGTTGGTGTCAGAGTCGTTTGTAAGCGCATCGAATGCTTTATAAAACACCATTGTCAAAGTTGTGCCTGCGCTCGGTGTTGGCGCCACGATTAGGTTTGTGCCTTCAATGGTGTAAGCCGACGGTGTTTGTGCGCCGATGTCCATGACCCTACTGCTGCGCAATCGCGCAGGCGGTAAGTAGTCCATTTCGCGCTTGTTCTGTTCGTTATTCGACAGGCTGCGCATTGCAATAAAACCTGTCGGCAGCGCAGTTGTTTGGCTGCTCACCGCAAAGGATGCGTCGGTCACTTCCATTGCGCCAATGCGCACGCTGCGGCGAATCTCAGACTCCGCAATACGCACAAACGTCGCTTTCAAAGCGTCGGTGATGTCGCTGCGAGCCATGTACTCTGTGATGTCGCTTTTTAGCGTGGCGTAGGTCGTCATTAAATCTTCCCGTTAATCAGCTTTAGATAGCTGTTTTCCCGGCTGTTTAGTTTCATTGAGAGATAAGTGCGCCAAGTCCAATCCTGTCGGTACTTTGTCTGCCACTCTTTTTTCCACTCGCGGTGCATGGTGTCGGGTATGCGCGCAACCAAACGTCCACGCGCTTGCTTGTTAACAACGGCGTGATTCCGCAACTCCGCATTGACGTCAAGAATCGCTTGCACCTGCTTGGCCGGTTTGACGTCCCTTGTCACCAGTTGCTCGCCGTCGGTAAATACCTGGGTGCGGTTGCCGTTCCATAACGGTTTATCGAGTAGCTTTTTCATTTCAATCCCATAAAAAAAGGGGGCCGTAGCCCCCTTCGTTTTGTCGCCAGTGTTTAGCTGGCTGTCATTGCTGCGTCGTCGTCAACGTCCGCGAAGATGCCGTGAGCACCTGGGTTGTCAATGCACAGTGCATAGTCAACCAACAGCATACGGCGCTCTGCGTCGCCTACTGTCGCGATAACGTCGGTACGATAGTCGTCCAGGTACTTAACCTGCGCATACTCAGTGTCGAGTACAAAAACGTCTACATAGTCGCTAGAGACTTGTCGTTGCAGCCTGTTAGGAACAACGTCTAGGACACCAAAATCGCTGACGTATACGTCAACGGCTCCCACCACACCTACACCATCGCGCTGGTTCTTACCGTAGTCCTGGTAAGGCGTCGCGATTCGGCTGTTTGTGCTGAACATATACTTTGAGAACTGCTGCTTAACAGTCGGTCCCATCATAATGACGTTCGGGTTAGAGCCATTTACATAGCAGGCTTTGATAACACTCAACAAACCGTCTTCGGTCAGTGCGCGCACTGTGCCGTCGGTTGCTGCTGTGTTTGGAAAGCCGTCGTTTGTGCTCGACAGAGCAGGGTCAGCACCACCGGAACCTCGGTTGGTGTTTGCTGTGTCTACCTCAGACGACACCGCTACACCAATCCAAGCCGGTAATCCCGCTGTTGTGCCTGCAGAACTTGACGAACCTGCCGACGCTACTTGGTTTGACAACAGGACAGATTCTACGTCCCGCTTGATTTCTTTCGCTGCTTTTGCGAGTTGGTAGGCCATTTCCTGTCTGCGACCCGCCTTGTTAACAATGTTAGCTCGGCGTGACACAACCAGGTCTTTACGGCTGATCTGACAGAAATTAGAGAGTCTGGCTGGAGTGCTTAACGCATCGCCAGAAAACTCATCCCCATCAATATGTGCATTGCTACTTGCTGTACCTTCCCGACAGTTCGTTACTCTGTCAGCGCCTTGCGGCTGCTGTATGTCGCCATACAGTTGAGATCATATCTTTACCCGGTCTGGGTAGACGGCGCTTCGGACCACTTGGCCCTACTCCCTTTCAGGATGATCGTTGCACCTTCCTCTGTTGAGGCTCGGCTCAGGATTGTCTGCTTGAGATGTTCCCTGAGTTCACCGTCTGTTTGCCTGCATATTCCTAAGCAGGAGCGCCAATTAACGCGGTAGCAAGGCTGTCCATGAGCCATTCGGTCTGGGTGTTGGTTGCAGTGCCTTTACCAATCGAAGACTGGAAAGGGGTCTCTGTTGGCGAAATGTCGCTGATGATGTTCGCTAAATCTTCGCGAGCGTTTTCACCGTTGGTTGATAGATCATAACGATCCAATGTGTTTGTGGACTGAGCCATTTTCGATTTCCTTAAAGTATTTTCTCGAATAGTGCTGCTGCGTCCTTCATGCTGCCGGTCTTGCGAAGTCGTCCACGTAACTGCTGAACCTGCTTTTGCTGGTTAGTTTTGGTGGATGGTCGTTTGCCTGGCTTGAGTGCTTTAGGTGCCTTCTTAACAGCTTTCACTGTCTTGTCGGCGGCTTTTAGCTGATTGCGATACTGCATTGCCTCCCATGCCATTCGTACATAACGATGGTCGTTAATAGAATTAACGATTTCTGGCGGGAATGAGTAGTCTGGTTCGTTCATTAGGAAACTTGTGATTTCCTGCCGAGTGTCTTCGGACCAATTAGGTATCACTTCCTCTAGCCGTTCTGCTTCCGCCACCAACTGTTCAGCAAGCCTGGTTTGCTTGTCCTGAGCGATCTTCGTTTTCGTGGCTTCATACTTGGTTGCAGCGTCGGATCTCAGCTTTTCAATCGCCTTTAAATTGTCTTCCAGTTGGATGCGCTGCGCGTTCCACTCTGCAACGTTGCTAGTACGCAACTTAGCCATTTCTGGGCTTTGCATTTTCTTGTGAACGTTAGCGGTGAGCGCGTTCAAGATGTACGCGGACTCAGCGTTTGAGGATTCAAACTGCTGTAGTCGTTCCTGCACTTGAGCATCAAACTGACGGCGTTCCTCGGCAAGCTGATTTGCCTTTGTGAGAAAATGTCTACTTTTTTGGTGATCGCGAATGAGACTGTCTAGGGTGATCTCGTCTTCTACTCCGTCGACTTTTATTTTCGCCTTCACGGTAGTTAGAAGTTCCTCCATGGGAACATCTAGCGCCTCGGCAAAGTCTTGCAGCGACTCATAAGATGCCTGTGTTTCGTCGTCTTCGGATGCCGTTTCTTCGACTTCCTCGGTGTCATCTTCCTCAACTTCTGCAGTCTGGTCGTCGTCCAGGTCTGCCTCAATATCCTGCTCAGTCTCTACAACTTCGGCGTCGTCGAGCACCGGGTCAGCTTCACCCGATGTGTTAAGTGTTCCATCATCGTCAAGCACTGCGCTGTTCATCAGGCGTTGCGTGGCGATTTCCAGTGAATTAGTAGAATCCTTCGGGGTATCCACTTAGTTCCTCCAGTTGTTTTGGTCGATGACCAATTAGTTTTTGCGAGACCTGCGCTCCTGCGCCTTGGCCTCAATCTTTCCATGAGAGACAAACTCCCATAGTTTTTTCTTCAATCGTCGGTTTGCTTGGAGCGTGCGCACCAGTTCGACAGCCTGTTCATGCTCGCCCGTGATTAACTGGGTAGAGGCTAAGGCGTTCACTACATCCCGTTCGATTGCGTCAAAACTTTCTTGCAGCAATGGATGCTCTAACAAGTGCTCGGCATCCTTGCCAACGACAACAGGGTCGCGTCGTTTCATCTAATTACATTTCCTAAATATTCCTCGACACCGCTCAGGAATCCCTGCGTCCTTGGGTCGAGTTGTTGGTATTGATCTAAGAGCACCGGCCCTATGTCCTGCATGACCGGATCAACAAATGCAGCCATCACATTGTCGTTAGCGACCGTTTCGGCAATGCCTTCGATGGCTCGGTTAAGTGCAATTTGGTAAGCGTTTTCGTCGATAGGACCAAAACCTATCTGCTCTGGGAAACCTCGCACTGCCTCGCGACCGCGCTCAATAGTTTCAGCAGGTATCTGTGTACTGTCGTAAGCAATCGCAGCCCCGGCACCGGACGCCATGCCTGCGGCACTGTGCGCCACAAACTCAGCCAATGGCTGAAAGGGCTGGGTCATTTTGCCGACCGCATCTTTAAGGTTAGACCATGCTTTGTTTTTCGTGTCGCGCTGATTCGCGAACGCTCGTGCTCGCCGCTCTACGGCAGCTAAATTCGGTATTTCTTCGGCGTAGACGTCATCTGCTCCACCCAATCCGATTCCACCGGCTACCGCGCCCAATGTCGCCTTTTGCAACGGCGCGCTACGCAGTATTTGTTTGTCTCGCGGTACGTCTTCGGTGTCCATTGGGTAAGACGAATACAGTTCGTCTTGCGACATATCCATGCGCGTCTGCACATTACGCGCCTCAACCTCGCCGGCTAACCGCCGATAAAACTCTGCAGGGGGCAGGTCTCTAAGCTCTGCCTGGCGGTACACCATATCCCGGTATTCTTGTGCGTCGCCCTCAACCTTACGCAGTTGTGTTTGTACACGTTTGGTTGCGTTTAATAAGTCTTTGCGCTGGATTTCACCGTCTAACACCAGTTCGTCATACTTGTCAGCCAACTTTGCGAACGTCATTT